TAAAAGAAGAAACCAAAATAGAAGCATTATAATAGATTTTGTCAGGGGGCTTCGGTCCGGCACATTAGTTGACGCCAATCAACAGGAAAGGGTAGCTTTTAAAGCTGCCCTTTCTTTATTCCCGGATAACTCCATAATGGAAGGCTGAATTATTATGCACTCTGTTTCAATTGCAATAGAATCAACAGATCCGTGAATTTTTCCTCATAGTAAAGCGGCTGGGTGCTTCTAGGATTATTCGGATTGACTTGATTCTCTCCAAAATTTAATCCTTCGCCTGTAATGGACTTGAATTTCTTTCGACCGCCCTTGCTAGATGTACGTGTGAGCTCTACCATCAATCCTTTTTCTATCATCTTCTGATTGAATACTTGAGCACTCACAGGGCAGTCGTTTTCTTTTAGAAGTTCCCCAGCTGATTTCAATATCCCCTTAGATGGCGTATAGTCCGGTGTAGGTAATCCCAACGGCTCAGCGATAGTTCTTGCCAAGGCAAGTTTGCTGCTTTCATTCAAGTTGAGAAATCCTGTAAGCCAGTCCGCCACTGCTATTTTCTCTTTAATAGTTGGCTCTTTCAATTGTTTTGCATATTCGGCTGTTTTATGAAAGACTCTGCGGTAGACTTCAAATACTGGACGGACTTTCTTTACGATAAAATATTCAAGACAGGAGACGGTAAGATAGTAGTCATCCACATATTTAGCCCCTGACACCTGCTCCGCTTTTCGGCGGATCAGCTTATAATCTTCATTTTCAATGAAATCTCGAACAAGTGCCTTAACTGCACCATCTTTTCGTTCATAAATCAGCATCCAAACTTCATCCAAATTAACCGGATATTTCTCACTCGCTTTTGATAGCTTTAAAATAGCGTTGAAATACTCTTTAATTTCTTCACTTGTACTTGATTTTGTTAATTGATCCATAATCATTATATTTGCATTTGCAACATAAAGTTAATATTATCCCCATCAGCAGCTCGGACACTTCCGCTTTTGGGGATTTTAATTTGTCCGATTTTGTAGCAAGCGAGGATTCGAACCTCTCACGCCTTACCGACTTGCTGAACCTGCCACGCTTGGCATATAAAAAAACGCCAAAGGCAAGCTCCTCACTTCTCACCGATGGCGTTATATCTTTCAGCCGTGAGGATAGCCGCATTATTTTCTATGCACAAATTTATTTCATACCCAATTATAAGCCTAAAAATTTTGAAGCTCAAATCTGATTCTTTTCCAAGTGTCAGATTTTGCAGAGAACCTACTTTTTCAGCCTTAAATCATGCCAATAATTATTCTGTTCTACTTTTCCTGTAATTTTTGTATAACCCCCGTAATTTTTCTAACCATGCACCATAAATATTGTCCTTTTTGACTTATTCATTAACTAAACCAACATTATTTATAGAATCTAGTTTCTCATTCTTAATTTGTTCTATTTCCTTTTGTGGCGCATCGGTAAGAGCAAGCATATTGACAGCTAAGTCTAAAGAAATAATACCATCAGAATAAAGCTTCCCGATAGATGTCCATATCTTTTCTTTATCTTCGTTGAACGGCTCGGCAAACTCATGTGTTATATTCATCTTCGCCAATTGTTCTCTCAAATGAATATGAGTAACATTCATCATGATAGCAAGAATAAGATTTTTCTCACGGTCAACTAGAATATCGTATATCTCTTTCAAATTATCTCTCTTGATGTATCCTAGCGTCATAGCACGCTTTAAAGCTTCTCCCGACAGTGTACCCATGCCCTTCATGTTTTCAAACGAAAAATCGGGTGTAAATGAATCAAACAAGATTGAGTTATTCAGATCTTTCTTCTCGCTGTCTTTCATAGAAGAATACTCAGGCGGAACCAAATACTCTACGGAACTATTATCTTTTGAGTTCATCTGAATAACTTCACCGGCGGTATCGGCTTCTGCTAAAGACTGAATAACATCGGCAGTAGCTTTCAATTTAGGATCTGCGAAGTAATTGTTTGTATCGGCCGCTTTTGAGTCAATATGTTCTTCCCGGTCACATCTAGGCTGAGTTCCATGCCAGGCTTTATCCTGTTTGTAGTAGATTACATTGATTTTACCTGTAGGATTTTCCAATGGAATGACTTCCCAACCTATATTAGCCTTTTTACATCGAAAAATATATGCTGGTGTTTCAATATCAAAATGCTCGATCGTTCTACCCCCTTCTTTCAAATTATATCCATATCCGAAAGCAATCAAATTTTCATATTGGTCAAAAAGAGGCCTGAGAGTGTATCCTTTGGATTTTGAGATAACCAATACTTTAACTCCCGGCTTCCCATTGTCGTCGTATATATGATATATTTTTGCGCTTTCTGTTTCTGAACCTGCCAAACGCTTTGCCTGTCTCATTGTTGTATGGAAGCGGGTACCCTGAAGGAACTTATTGTAAGCCTTGAAAGCTTCATCCGTCCCATTTACATCATTCTTCCACTTAATAGGATTGCCCAACAAGAAAAATAATTCAACCTCGTTAATATATCGCTGCCTTGTACGAGGAAGCTTCTCTACCCTATAAGGTTCTTTGTTCTTGCGCAGTTTATCTTTCCTTTTATTTACCTTGTGAGTTTCGGGATTGTATTCTTCTATGGCTTCTATTACATCCATGTCACGATTTTGCAGCAAGGTTTGAACCTGGCTGATGTCCTTATCCTGAATAAGTTTCATCAAATCTCTTTCCACTCCAAGTGAATTCAACGTTTTATTACGCAATAAGTTGAATATGGCTTCTACAAAGTTCATATGATCATAAATTTAAAATATTCCTAAATCCTCTTTTGAATATTGTCTCTTAACTCTAATCTTACGCTTTTCAAAACATCCGGTAAGAGCGTCCGGAGCGTCATCGTGAGAATTACTTCCCTCTTTCCGGTGCTTGGTTATCGCATTGTGAAACTCCGGCCATTTCCTTTCCCATCCAACCGGGAAAAATGTCATATTGTTGACATCGGCTGATTTTGTAAATATGCGCACTTGCTTATTATCTGTTTGACAAAACCAATTAATAAAGGTTTTTGTATTGCCCATTTCGCGGCATTGCTTCTCTACATTACGAGCAAATCCACGCCCACCATTATTGCTTTCTACATCAACCCAGTCTGTTGCATTCCGAGTTATCATCTCTGCCGTTTTGGGCTCTGTGTACTCCATTGGCTTTTGTGTGTATAAAACATCGGTGACAAAGTTCCCAATTGGAGTATCTACGTAACATATCGAGCAGAGATAATCAGATCCAGTATCTGCTGTATCTGTGTAATTTTTCTTTTCAGAGTCCTTATAATATGGGATTGTATCATAAGTTTGAAACTCACGATACATCAAGCCCTCTATCGGAGTCGGATTTTGCATGTATTGAGTATCGAAAACAAAAGGATTTGCACGTTCTATTTTATGCAATTCCTCTAAAGAATGCTTAAACTCCCACAATGGGACTTCATTTCCATTTTTATCAAGAGATATGCACGGAATAGATAATACAGTCCAGTCATCCGGCTCAATCTTTTGTAAATATCCGCACAAATCATCTTCATGCAACCTTTGCATTATTATGATTATAGGGGTATTTCTACTATTTACACGATTGCGAATAGTAGTCTCAAACCTATTATTAACCCTATCTCTCTTTATATCCGACAATGCGTCTTCTGGCTTTATAGGATCATCTATAACGATGGCTCCTGCAAATGTAGATGTCTCAATACTTTCTATCTCGTCTTCCAGCTCCTTTTCTTCGTCAACAGCCCCTGCTCCAAACCCAGTCACTTGTCCACCTGTAGCAACAGCGTAGACTCCGCCACCTTCGGTAGTAGACCATTTCTTTTTAGAATCAGAGTCTTTTTTGATAGAAACATACGGAAATAAACTCTGATATTCTACAGACTTAACAATATCCCTGATTTCTTCCGAATTATCATGAGCTAAATCATCAGAATAAGACAAATGAATAAATTTAGATGAAGGGTTTATTGCCAGCCCCATAGATATAAAATTTTTCACAGCAAGCTCTGTTTTTGAGTAACGGGGAGCAATATTTATTATAAGCTTAGTGATTTTTCCGTTCAATACATCATTCAAAGCGTCGCATATAAGCTTATGATGAGAATTAACAACAAATCTTCTCCCTGTCTTCTGCTTGAAAAAATACTTTGTATAGTTCAATGAATCAGACAAACAATAAGCTTTCAAATATGTATATCCATCACAATTCATTCACTATCCTTTTTGCATCTTCAATAGTCATAGGCTTATCAAAAGTTACCTCTCTCTTTTCCGGTGCATCCCACCCAAACATCTTACAAATACGCTCAATAGCTTTTAGCTTATCATGAAGTTCAATCTTTACATACTCAACATCTACAATTTCCGGATCGTCATTTGTTCCAATATTCTTTTTTAAAATCTTTGTTGATATACTTTTTATGGCAGACTTTTGCCTAGAAGTAAGGTTTTCAAACTCAGACCTTTCTATCCAGCTATTATGCATAGCTGCTATAGAAGAAAAAGCAATAGAAGATAACTCCTCCAGTATCTTTTCTTTGGTTATATCAGACTTATTTTTTTGTTCTTCTTGAAGCTCTTTTACCCTTGCCGTAATCTTGCCGTTATTAAGCAACTCAATAGCTTTACGATTTATTGATTCATCTTTCATATTAGAGCAAGAATAAGCACGACGATAAGCCTCAGATGCGTTACCGCACTCAAGGTAATAATTACAAAACTTTTCCTGCTTTATTGACAACTTCGCCATATATCACTTCTTAGCTTATTATTTTATCAGCTTTCAGATAGCATATAATTTCATCGTAAAGATAATCCAGCTTCTCCCTAAATCCTTTATAAATCCTAT